TAATCGACTTAGCAGTGATGATCGAACCGAAGAGGCCGAGGAAGCCGAGGAAGCAGGAACTTGATTATCACGTCAGCAACCTGCCGGATGAGATCTTAGCAATCATCCGCGTTAGCTGGTATGTCGATGGCAAGCCGGATGAGGTAGACGAAACGGTGCTGATGGAAGATGGTCAAAACGGCTATGACGCATTTGCTGCAATTGTCAGTAGCGCATTGCAACGTGGCGCTAATGTAAGCATCCGTTCAGGGTATGCCGCCAAGGATTTAGGCATTATCCAATGAGCACACCAGCGTCGCTATACCGCAATGCGATTGACCTTAACAGGTATAGCAATAGCGTGGCGCGGCGTGTTATCAATGCATATAACGACATCATCATTGACGCAACCAATCAACTGCGTGCCATCGACGATTTAGCTGCACCAGTCAAGGCAGCTAGGTTGCGCGGCATCTTGGCGCAACTTAAAGACTCGCTTGGCACCTGGGCTGGTGATGCAACTGAGCTGACCGCATTGGAACTGCAGGGATTAGCTGAGCTGCAGTCGGAGTTTGTCACCGAGCAGTTGCGCCGTGCATTGCCAGCCGGCAGTCGTGATGCGGTACGCACCGTTGAAATCAGCCCGCAGTTTGCGCAGAGTGTGGTCACAACTGACCCGACGCAGCTCAATGTGGTCGCATTAAGCGATGACCTATTTGCAGCAGTGCAAGGCGCACCGCAGACATTCAGCCTGACTGCTGCGCAAGGTGCAACCATCACGCTGCCAAACGGTGAGGTCATTACGAAGGCATTTCGTGGTGTTGCCGTCGATCAGGCTGAGCGGTTTTCGCAGGTGGTGCGGCAAGGGTTGCTCACTGGTGAGCCAACACCAGATATTGCCAAGCGGTTGATTGGTAGCTTGCAATTTGGCGAGGAGGCTAAAACCGTCCGCCAACTGGTAGCAGCAGGCGGGCAAGCGACAGCCGTTGCTGATAATCAGATCATCACGCTAGTTCGCACCAGCATCAACCAAGTGGCCAATACCGCCAGCCAGCAGGTGTATGAAGCCAATCAAGACATCACTAAAAAGTATCGCTACATCGCCACATTGGACACGCGAACCAGCGCCATCTGCCGCGCATTAGATGGCCAAGAGTTTGAATACGGCAAGGGGCCAACACCGCCGCAGCATTTCAACTGCCGCTCGACAACCGTACCAATCATCGACCCAGACATCCTGCCGCCATCCACTACGGCAACCCGCGCCAGTAAAAATGGGCAGGTGCCGATCAACACCACATACGGCAAATGGCTTAAAGACAAGATGCCAGGCGAAAGCAATGCAGACGTGCTGGCGCGTCAACAGCAGGCATTAGGCAGCAAGGCGCCCTACTTCCGTAGATTGGCGGATAAGTACGGCCCCGATGCTGCCATCGCCAAGCTGGTGCGTGATGATGGCGCAGAGCTAACCTTGGAGCAGCTCCGCAAACGATATGGACCTGCCTAACCTTCGGCATTTTGTCAACGGCCTGATCATTAGCGATACGGTTGAAGCGTTGATTGGTGAGGCGTGGGTTAATGCCGTGCTATGCCAACGCGAAGATGGCACGCAGTTTTGGGCATCGCCAGACCTGCTTAAACTGGGTGAACCTAGCCAGTGGCGTCATGCCGTTGAAGAAAGGCAAATCAAAGGGTGTGATCTCAGCCAACATCAAGGCGGAGATGAAGGCGGGCAAACCGCAAAAGCAAGCAATCGCAATCGCGCTGTCAAAAGCCGGAAAGTCCCGCAAGCCAAAGGGTAAAAAGTGATGGCTAAGAAACCTGGCCTCTACGCCAACATCGCAGCCAAGCGCAAGCGCATTGAAGCTGGCAGCAACGAGCGCATGGCACGCAAGGGTGAAGCAGGTCGCCCTACCGCCGCTGCATTTAAGGCTGCGGCTAAGACTGCCAAGAAACCCAAGCGCAAGTGATTACTTAACACGCTCCTGCGCGTGGATCCAAGTCTTTAGTTCAGAGATATACCACCGCAAGTCTTGTGCTTTGGCAGCGTGCCAGCCATTATCAGTTTTGCGGTACAGCTCCTCATGGCGATCAATTGCATCAAGGCATTGCTTGATCAGTTGATTCCATGGTTGACGAACTGGGGTGTCCCACTCACGCTTTGACACAATCGTGCCGCGCCATTACGATGACAGCGTAATTAAGCCTGCGGCTTATCCATGTCTGACGAAACACAAACCCAGGAGCCTGCGGCTACCGGGGGCAACAATGAAGCATTGCAACGCAGTGTTGAAGCATTGGAACGCAAGAACCAAGAGCTGATTGCTGAATTGCGTGCGGCTAAGTCAAAGAAACTACCGGATGGCGTTGATGTCGATGAACTACTTGAGTTCAAGCGACGTGCCGAACAAGCTGAACTTGAATCGCAAGGAAAATACTCCGAAGCACGACAAGCTTTGGAGCAGCAATTCCGTGAGGCGACGGCGCAGAAGGACCAGCGCATTGCTGACCTTGAAACCCGCGTCCGTGAACTTGAACTCGTCACGCCAGCCGTAACTGCATTGGCTGACATCGTTCACGATCCTGACTTGGTGCTAAAGACCAAACTCAGCAGCGATCAGATCGAGCGCGACCCTGATGGCACCGTGGTCGTCGTCGATGGTTACCAGCGCACACCAGTTAGCGAATGGGCCAAATCGCTGCCGGCATGGATGCAAAAGCAACCTAAGCCGCAAGGTAGTGGTGCACCATCAGGTCGCAGCAGTGGGGAGATGCCACTAGGCATTAAGAACCCATTTGCGCAGGAATCATTCAATTTGACCGAACAGTCACGGTTATTCCGTACCGACCGTGATATGTACGAACGGCTAAAAGCTGCTGCAGGACGCTAAGCTATCCGCAACCGGCTGCGCTGGTGCAAGGGCTGCGCCCACACCGTAAACCATTTCCCCGAGATGAATCATGGCGACTCTTCGCTCTGACATCATCATCCCCGAGATTTTTACGCCTTACGTCATTGAGCAAACCACTCAACGTGATGCCTTCCTGGCATCCGGTGTGGTGCAGCCCATGGCGGAGCTTAATGCAACCGAGGGTGGTGATTTCATTAACGTGCCTTTCTGGAAGGCCAACCTGTCTGGCGACTTTGAAGTGCTGACCGACAGCACCTCGCTGACGCCCGGCAAAATCACTGCTGACAAGCAAGTTGGCGTGATCCTGCATAGAGGCCGGGCCTTTGAGGCCCGCGACCTTGCAGCCTTGGCTGCTGGCAGCGACCCCATGGCCGCCATCGGCGCCAAGATCGCTGATTACGTTGCCAACCAACGTCAGAAAGATCTGCTGTCTTGCCTTGCTGGTGTTTTCGGCACCCTCGGCACCACCAGCTCGTCTGCTGCTTTCTTTGGTCTGACCATTGACGGCGAGTCTGGCGACACCCCTACCGTGCTGAGCCCCCGTCACGTTGCGGAAGCCCGCAGCCTGCTGGGCGATCAAGGTGACAAGCTGGCTGCTGTTGCCATGCACTCGAAGGTCTATTACGACCTGGTTGAGCGCAAGGCGATTGATTACGTCAGCACCCTCGACGCACGCGGCACCACCACCACCCAATCTGGCGGCAGCCTGGTTGGCGCTTATGGCGGTGACACCTCAGTGCCGACCTACATGGGTCTGCGCGTGATCGTCTCTGACGATGTGCAAACCGAAGGCACTGGCGCCACCACCGAGTACGCAACCTATTTCTTCACCCAAGGCGCTGTTGCCTCTGGTGAGCAACTGGGGATGCAGACTGAAACCGACCGTGACATCCTCGCCAAGAGCGATGCCATGTCGATCGACCTGCACTACTGCTACCACCCGGTTGGTGCCAAATGGGGTGTGACGACCTCTAACCCGACCCGCGCTCAACTGGCAACGGTTGGTAACTGGTCGAAGGTGTACGAACTCAAGAACCTTGGGATCGTGCGGGCTACTAACACCTCTAACTTCGATTGAGGTAACTGATCATGGCACAACCTTCCCAGTTTGAACTGAGCACCGAGCAGTATCTGGAAGCCACTTTTTACGGGGCATCCTCGATTGCCGACGTGCAATTCTGGACTGCTCCCGTTAAGTGTGAAGTGGTAGCAGTGCGTGAAGTTCACGCCACTGCTGGCACTGATGGCTCTGCTGTTACTGGCACGATTCGTCGTTGCCAAGGCACTGAGGCCGCCACTGCTGGTGACGACCTGCTGAGCGCATCCATCAACTTCAAAGGCACTGCTCTCACCGAGCAAACTCCTGCCTTGACTGCCACCACTGCTGACCTCACCCTTGAGGTTGGCAACCGGCTGTCGCTGGACGTGACGGGTACCACCACTGCCTTGGCTGGTGTGATCCTGACCGTGCTGCTGAAGCGCATCTGATGGGGCTGTTCGCTTTCCGGCGACTGCGTGAGCGTGAGGCTGCCTCTACGGAGGTGGCCTCTCTTTCTATGCCAGAGCCTAAACTGATACCAACGGAGCCGGACAATGGCGGTAGTAATCGTGGCCACGCCAGGGGCCGCAAACGCAAACAGTTACCTGACGCTAGCGGAAGCGCAAGCGATCATTGATGGCTTTGTCGAGGATGCTGACGTGCAGCATTGGAACACCGGCAACACCGACAGCCGCAACCGGGCATTATTCACCGCAACGCAACGCTTGGACCGTGAGCGGTTTCTAGGCGCAAGGGCAACTGATACGCAGGCATTGCAATGGCCGCGTACTGGCGTGCGCAAGCCTGACACTTACATCAACACCTATGCGGTTGGATTCCCGTTTCGCATTACTACTGATTATTTCACTGATACCGAAATTCCAACGCAAATTCAGTACGCGCAAACCGTGCTAGCGGTGTTCCTGCATAACAACACCGACGCGCTAGGGCTTAGCGGGTTGGAGGATTACAAAAATGTCAAGATCGGCAGCCTTGATGTGACACCCAGCGAAAGCTACGGCGCTGTTGGCGCCGATAAGGTGCCACCGCTGATGGAACGTTACCTGACAGGGCTTAGAATAAGTGGACCTGGTAACGTTGCAATTCGCCGGTCATGATGATTTCCATTGGCGGTGGTGATGCAGTCATGAGGGATGGGCTTGAAATCCCAACCCATGACTACATCGGCAATACATATACAGGCAGCAACCTGACGCAGGTGGTGTTCAAGCGTGGCGGCGCTAGCGGCACTACGGTTGCGACGCTTACAATGACATATGACGGCAGCAATAACCTGCTCACCGTTACCCGGAGCTGATCATGGGATACAA